GGTGCCTAGTTTTTCGATGTCTTTAGAAAGTTCTGGGCTTGACCCATAGTACTCACGCCAGTCTGAGTCGACCTTTGTGCGTATCTTTTTCTTTTTCTTAATGCCGTTTTTTTGCTTGACTATTTTGTAAGTTGTCTTGCTAAATTTTGCTAATTTTTTGCCTATGTACTTGCGTCCAGATAGATTATTTGTGATTAAATATACAAAGCCCACACACTCTTCGGTTAATGTCTCAACGATAATGTTTTGATAGAACCAAGCCATATATAGATGCGTGTTATTGCCTTTGTGTTATAGTTATCTAATCTACCAAGACGTTGCATATTTTCTGTCTACATTTGCACTTTTGCATTTTGTCTGGCATTCTTGCCAACGAAATGTCTGTAGTTCTGTAGTCCAAAAAGGATCTGCAATAACGTCGTCTAACGTTCTTGTATGTAAATTAAAGTTGTTTGCTAGTTGCTGCCAGTTTGAATTATGACTGTATCTGTTGGCTACCCAACAGCAAGGAAATAACCTGCCGCGAGCATCAATATACAGTCCTTTGTTGCCTATTTCGCACAATGGCGTAACACCATTGCGACTTTGAGTTTGATTGAATAGTTTTTGATTTATAATTGGTACAGTGTCCCGGCGTTCTGTGCTGGTTAACTGAGTTGTTTCGCGTTCAAATCTATGAGTGCTACTGACAAATTTTACACTAGGTTGCAGTGGATCGTCAAGTCCATAGGACGGATACACACTGCCAAATTTGGTACTTTTGGTCAACTGGAACACATCCATGCCCAGTTGCTTGGCAGTTTGTCTCATTTGGTCTAAGTGGTCTTCGTTGAATTTAAATGCAATTGCAGCCCACACAAGACGACATGTACTTGCAGCTCGCAGTGCAGTAATGCCATTGACAATACTGTCGTAGTCACTGTTGACTCGATATAAGTTGTTGCTGGCATTGTTATAGCCGTCAACACTAAAATGCACAGTGTCTTGGTAATCCAGAACTAATCCTAGCTCTTGCCACCATGCAGCTTTCTTATAACTGCCATTGGTCACAATAACAATTTCAACAGCTTTAACACTCTTGATATATTGGATAACTGTAATCAGATCATGTGCATAGATAGGATCGCCGTCGTCACCGCAGAATGTAATTTTTTCTACGTTGGACAATATAAATGCAGGTGTAAAGTTTTGTTTAAAAAACTCTAGATTCAGTTCAGTGTTAACCAAGCCATCAGGTACTTCTTGGCGAGCACAACGAGGACACTGTAGTGTACACTTGCTGGAAATTTCAATGTGAAAATGCCAAGTTGCTAACATGATTATAGTGTTCCTGTATCACGCATGATCGATGTCTGTGTTGTAACTTGTAAAGCCATTTTCTTTTACCACTTTAAGAATGTTCTCAACTCGACCTGCCAGCTCGTCACGATGGCTTACTAGCCAAATACTTTTGTTACGCTCGCGACTCATCTGTTTAAGAATGCTCAATGAGCTTTCCATACCTGCTGTGTCTAGGCCTGAATCAAGCAGTTCGTCAATAAACAACAAGTTGATAGGCTGGTATAAACTTTCAAACACATCACGGAATGCCCAGCTCATGCTCAGGATCAGTCGATTACGTTCACCTCGGCTCAGGTTATCAAAGTCCAGGTCACGACCTAATTCCTCAATCAGTACAGTAAGATCATTTTGGAATGTCACTGTGTGCGGTAACCCAATAAGATCCAGATAGTGAGTAAGTCTGCTGTTGAGGTAGCTCAAGTTCTGATCAATAATCTTTTTACGAATAAACGAATCTTTTGAAGTCAACAGTTTAAGCAAAAACTCCTGATGCTCTTGCAACCGAACCAGCTGGTTTAGCGCATCATAGTTGATCTGTTGTAGCGCCTGTTCTTGCATGTCTTGAATCTGTTCGCTGTAAGGATCAGTGTCTTCGTGTTTGGTTGTGATCTGTTGCAACAGGTTGTCAACACGAGTACTGTGCTCAACTGCTTTGGCTTCGGTGTCGTAATGGCTGCTGGGTTGCAACGGAACAACTACTGCATCTAGTTCACTCAACTGATCTGTAAACGGATTTGTTTCTGCTTGCTTCGAGTCCACGGTCAGCTGCAGACTGTTTAGCTCACCAGAATGTCGGATTGCTTCTGCTTCGTTTGTGTAGTGTGTATTAGGCTCTTCTACAGCAACAAAGATCTGCAGCTGGCGTAGTGTATCCCAGTCGGCAATTTTTGCTTCAACATGTGCTAGTGTATCGCGCAGCATCTTTTGTTTGTCAGCTAGTACGTTGGCGTACTGATCGTCGTGAAATTCTTGTCCACATGCATAACACTTGTGATCATTTAGAGTGTTAATTTCAGCAGTGAGCTTGTCAATCAACTTGTTTTCTTTGTCAATGTCTTTGCCCAGACGTGCAACTTCTTTGTCTCGCTCAGCCAGTGCTTTGGTCTGAGCATGGTACTCAGTCAGTGCAGCCCAGGCAGCAAGCTCTGCATCAATGTCAATTTGATTCTTGAGTTGGTGCGCTTGCACAGCAGTGTTAAGTTCAGCAGCATGTTTTTGCTGCCAGGCAGTTTCGCGTGCCTGCAATGAATTGTAAGCATCGTGCTGTTGTTTAAGCGAAGTCCAGACTGCTAGATCTCTGTGCGCAGCCAGTTCAGTTACTATGTCAACTAATGCTAACTCGTCGTATTGTGCTACCAAATACGCAAGATCGCTGTTGTACTTTTTCTGCCACAGTCCTTGTCTACGCTTGAAACTTTCAATCTGTTCTTCAATGCGCTTATTGGCTTCTTGCACAGCGCGGATACGAACTTCTTCTTGACTGACTGCATCTTTGGTTTCACGGTTAAGTTCACGAATGCGATCGGCACGCTCACTTAACAGTGTTATGCCCAGCAACTGCTCAATTATGTTGCGTTGATCATTGGCTTTCAGACTCAAAAACGGTTCGGTATAAGTGTTCAATGCTAGAATGTGTTTGAACATGTCGTGACTCATGCCTAGTAGTCGCTCAATTGCTTCCTGTGTTTCTCTGCTATCGCCTTGAGCATCGTCTGTGGGACTTTGATCTTCGTTGTTGACATAGAACTTGAGAACATTGGGTTTGCGCCCACGTTCAATCCGATATTCCTGTGAACTGATACTAAAGTCAAGGCTCACTAACATGTTTTTAGAATTAGTCTTGTTTACTAGATTATCTTTGCGTATGTTACTGAGTGCATTGCCGTACAAAGCATAACTCAGTGCATTAATAATAGTGGTCTTGCCTGTGCCGTTGCGGCTACCATCGCCACCTAAGTCCAAGTTCTCACCCAGCACAAGTGTAAGATCGCTACGATCAAAGTTAATGCCTTGTGTGGCATTGCCCACACTCATGAAGTTCTTAACGGTTAAATTTTTAATTTGGATCATATCGTTGTATTATACACATATCCCATGGCTTTTGCAATCTCAGGATGGGTATTCTGAAAAGATTGGTTTCGTATTTTATCGTAATACTGAGTAAGTTTTTTAAACTCTTCACCGTTGCTGTTGGGCAAGGTAGATATAAACTTTACAATCTTTTGCAGTTCTTGATGGGTAGTATGCTTAAACTTTTTGATAATGATTTCTTTTGCTTGGTTAGTTAATTGAGATAACGCAAATCCCTCAGGTGTGGTTAGATAATTTATATTCACCGGCAGTTGATACCGTTCTGCCCAATCTAGCAATTCGTTGATGTACAACACATTTTGAACATTGACTGTGGGCATAAGACTAATTTTCAAATTAGAAAAATCCAAAGCCACTAACGAAAGTATATTTTGTTCAACGCTGTTCCAGTTGCCGCCACGCTCAATTTCAAATTTTGATCCTATGTTGTCTATACTAACATGAATATCCACGTGCTGAAATGCTGGCCAATGTTTTATCAACTCAGTAGGAAAAATTGATCCATTAGTGTTGTAATGCAATCGTATCTTTGGGGCATAGTTTGATTCTGCAGCATACCGGACCAACTGAGTTAATGATTTTATTAAGAACGGTTCACCGCCGTACATATCAATGTTGGTTAACTCTGGCAATATCTCATACAATTGGTTAAATGTAGCTGATTCTTCAGACCAATTAGCAAGTTTTACAATTGGCAATTTGGAATGATTGGATCTTTCTACTGCATGCAATGAGCTAGCACTCGGAGAACAAATTCTACATTTAAAGTTACAAGTGTTTCCTGGTTTAATATCAATACTGGTAATTGCAGGAGAAGACAAGCTAGATACTAATAATTGTTTTTGTAGTAATGTTTTGTGGTGCAATCGATTACTGTGCAATCCGTTTGCTTCTAGTTTCCAGCAGTGGTCACACACTGCGGGCTTGTGCCCGCTGAGCATGCTGGCACGTAAATCAGTCATCTCTGCAGACATAAATTGTTGAGAAATATGGCTATGATTTATGTTTCCGATAGTAGCAGCTACGCAACAAGGACTTATGTTTCCATTGTTTGATATTTCTAAATGCATCCAGGGTAATGGACACACTGTATTGGGTAGAAAAAACTGATCAACTATAGTTTTGGAATCAACTACCTTACACACAATAGATTCAAAATGATCAATATTTTTGCTCACTGCAATTGAATTAATCTGATGTTGTATGTCATATGGCGTACATAACACAATAAAGCAATTAGAGATGTCAATCAGCTGTGCAGCATCATATAAATGTCTTATCAGTTGATCGCTGATCTGATAAGAAGTGTACAACACTAATCGCTGATCTGGCAAGTAAGATTGCCGATAGTGGTTGTTAAAAAATTTGTATGCCAGGTCCGGCGAATGTGATAATTCTCCTATATCAATTGCAGCAACAATTGAATATTTGGACAAATGATCATATAACAATGATGACATCATAAATTTTGATAAATTTGCAGCAGAAGTTTTGAATCGTAAAATTCTGAATCAATATTGGTAATCTGATCTGTGACAATTTGATCAACTGATTCAAACTTGATTTCGCCCGGTGCTGTATCTGTTCCAACATCGCTGCGTTTGCTAGGAATCAAACTCATCTCACGCAGATTGTACTGCTTGATAAAAGTTTCTTTAATGTAGTTGGCTTCTTCGTATGAAATGTCAATGTCTAGATTCACCCGCACATGCATTTTGGCACGTAGAATACTGGCAGCATTGTCAATCAGATTAGCCAGTCCGTACACACGATATGTGGGCTGATCAGGCCATGCATGAAACTCAGGCTTCTGACCCCAT